CCTGTATTTCGGGTGGACAAACTACGACGACACCTCAACAGGTATCGGCAGGCTGGATATTTCCACACAGGTCAGCGTCAACCAACCTGCATACGCATCAGATTTGATGGTCACAGGTCAAGGTGCAATTCTTGACATCCATGAGTTTGAAAACAAACCAGTGTTCACCGTTTCAGGTTTAGGCGCATACCGTCAACATTCAACAAACAAAGTTGCTTCAGGATATTTGGATTCAGGTATCTACCGTTGGGGTGTACCAGACACAAAGTTTATTCCTAAATGGGACTTGCGTACCGAACCGTTAAACGGAACTGTTGCTATTGCTGTTGCTGCTGACTCTGGTGATTTCCAAACAGTCGGCACACAAACCGTAGTCAACTCTTTAGAGTCCACGTTTGACGGATTTGAAACAAAAGTGTTTGAAGCTGAAGCCCGCCTCACCATGACCCGTTCAGCCACAGACGCTACAACTGGCCCCGTAGTTACCCGCTGGTTAGGTCGAGCCTATGCTGCACCGTTACGTTCACAAATCTTTTCTGTTCCCCTGCTACTGCACCACAAACTGAACATCCGAGGATTTGAATACTTCATTGATGTTGACTTAGAACTGGAATACCTCCGTGACCTGGTTGAGAACCCGCGTGTTATCACCTATCAGGAAAACGCCAGCACCTATTCGGTGATCGTGGAAGATGTCCGCTGGCAACCAGTAGACTCAGCAAACAACCACAACACATGGGACTGGAACGGAACCTGTGTGGTCATTATGAGAAGTGTAAGATAGGACAGTATGCCAGCCTTTACTCGTAGACAATATGCAGGTGCAGCCGCAGCGACCACCATTACTGCTGCTATTAATACCACCGACACCACTTGTTCTTTGGCTGCCACAACGGGTTGGCCGTCTACTGGTTCTGTCCCGTTCTATATTGTTCTTGATCCAGGTACTTCAACCGAGGAGAAGTGCAGTGCAACTATTTCGGGTTCGACTCTTACTCTTACTAGGGGTCAGGATGATACGAGTGCAAGTAGCCATTCTGCGGGTGCGACGGTTTATCCGGTGTTTACTGCGAATGATGCGGATGAGGCGAACGAACTTGTAGCGAAGCTGACAACTAAGGGTGACTTGTTGGTTACTACTGGTTCGGCTTTGAATCGTTTGGCTGTTGGTACGAATGATTTTGCGTTGCTTGCTGATTCGGCTGCGACGAATGGTGTTGCTTGGAAGCAGGTTCCTGCTGCTGGTTTGGCTTCGGATTCTGTTACTACTGCAAAGATTTTGAACGCGAACGTGACTGCTGCGAAGTTGGCTACTGATTCTGTTGAGACAGCCAAGATTGTTAACTTGAATGTGACTGAAGCGAAACTTGCTGACAATGCTGTAACACAGGCAAAGATTGCTGATCGCGCTGTTGGTTCAGCAGAGTTGGATAATCTCACACTCAACCCCGTTACTGACACCTACACCCTTGTATTGGGTGACGCTCATAAGTTGGTGACGCTTAATAAAGCAACTGGTTTTACTGTGACTGTGCCACCTAACTCGTCTGTTGCGTTTACTGAAGGCGACCAGGTGAACCTTATGCAAATTGGTGACGGTCAAATCACGGTTGCTGGTGGTGCTGGGGTTACGCTCGAAGCACAGGGTTCAAAGAAAAAACTTAACGGCAAGTGGGCTACGGCAACACTTGTAAAGATTGCAACTGACACTTGGGTTCTAATCGGCAATACGGCGGCATAGTTATGCAAATGCTGGCTGGTGTTGGCTCGTCGCAACCTACTGCAACATTCCTTGTTGTCGGTGCTGGCGGTGGTGGCGCGGGTGGATATCAGGTTGGCGGAAACCTAGCAAACTCCCCAGGTGGCGGTGGTGGTGGTGTCGCTATTTCTGGTGACACCGTTCTTTTGACGGGAACATACACGGTTACGCTTGGAAATGGTGGAACGGGTGGCAACCAGGATGGTTCTGGTGCTGGCATCAATGGTCAAACTGGTGGGGTTTCAAGTGTCACCAACCCATCTGCGGCGACAGTTGTTACTGCTAATGGTGGTGGCGGTGCAACGGGTGGCTTCCCTGCGGGAACCGCTGGGACGGGTGGAACAGGCTCAACATCTAACGGAAGCAACGGAACTCTTACCCTTGATAATAGTTGGACTGGTGGTTATGCAACATCGTTTACTGGTTCATCGTTAACGTTCGGTCGAGGTGGAAACTCAAACCCTTCTAGTGGTGGTGCTGCTGGTGCAGCGAATACTGGTGATGGTGGTGTTGGTGGAGGTGCATCTAACCCATGGTCGGGTGGTGTTGGTGGGAAGGGCGTTGCATATTTGAAACTGTTGACAGCAGAAACATTTTTAATCACGGCAACAACTGGAAGCCCTACCACAAGCACGACTGGTTCGTACACGGTTTACAAGTGGACCTCATCAGGTTCATTTACTGTCGCATAGTTTTTACGCAATCCACTGAACTTGTATGGGTATCTATAATCTGATTCACACCACAGACGACGACCTGTATTACTACTGTCCTGTGAGTGACTGCCCCTGCCATAGTCCCGACTACCACGACAGTTCAAGAAACCTTGACAACAGTTTCCGTGGGGAACTTAACTAGTTCACCCCATCGAATATCTCGGACAATATCTGCCGATACCTTTGCTCTTGGTAAGCTTCAAACAATCTGGAGAAACACCAAAAGCACAGCAACACAGGCGACCACCACAGCAGTCTTGCTTCCTGAATAAATATCCATAACAGTTGAATCATGCCCTGAGACTACCCCCGTAGAAGCCCCTGAGACACCATCAGGAGCCGTTCTAAGCGACGCAAACCCCAACCTGTAATCAGCACAGGGGTAAACCCTTTTGGTACACTTTCTGCGTACCGAGACAAAGGATTCAATATGCAGAAAATTAAAGCGTTCACATACAACAACCCTGTGCGCGTCGCAGCCTTTGTCTCATCTTTCGTGGCCCTAATCGTTTCCGTCGTAGTTCCAGGTATCCCTGTAGAGCCAGCAATCGCCTTCGTTTTGTCCGCTTTAGGCTTGGGTGAGTTCGCTCAACGTGCCGAGAACAAGAAAACCGACGAAGCATTGTTCACCGAAATCCCTGAATAATGGCTTTACGACGGAAAACATCACTCACCAAACTGCCAATCAAAAAGTTGGTGTTGCCCAAAGACCTGAAAGGCTGCGAGAACGGGAAACTTCCTGCATCTTTGCTTCGCCCCATCGCCCCCTCCGGCAAGATGTACCATCTCGCAGCAGAATCATGGCGTGAGCTTCGGGAACTTGCAGCCAAAGAAGGTTTAGATTTAGTTCATGTTGGCGACTACCGACCGTATGCCCAACAGGTTGCCCTGTTTATGTCACGGATGAAACCGTTTCCTGATGCCAAGAAAAACATTCAAGTGATCCGAATGTATAACGGCGAGAAATGGTATCTACATTTGGGTGCGCCCTGCGCTACACCAGGTACGAGCAACCACGGATGGGGCTTGGCCATTGACGCTGCTATCAAAACGAACGGCAAAGTTGTCACGATCTCCACGAAACCTAAAGGCTGTAAGAGGTCAGGGCTGGAGTTCCTGTTGGCTGAAGCACCAGCATTAGGTTGGTCTTGGGAGTTACAAATCGAACCCTGGCATATCCGTTTCGTAGGAAAGCCTGCATGATATGGACGCTGGGCTTGCAACTATTTGGGCTGCTTGTATTGGCGGTGGTTTTTCTATCCTAGCGGTAGTAGTTCAAAAGTTTAAGTCCGAAAACAGGAAAGACCATGACACCGTTATGGCTATGTTGCGTTTGATGCGACGCGCACAGGACCGTACAGAGGACAAGCTGGATAAGGTTTCTGAGCGTTTGACGGATCACATAGAAAAGCACTAGGGTGAAGCACCCGTAGAAAGGTGCTTGCAAATGGCAAAAGGATTAACTACCGTTGAGTTAACTTTGGTGCGTGACTGTCTCCTGAAATCTAATCCTGGGAGGGATAAAGCTGACGCACTATGGGAAGTTATCGAAAAGATAAACAAACTCATAGAGGGAGCAACAGTTGAACAAGCCCGTAAAGCAAAGTCTGTTAAATGAAATACGATCTGAAGAAGCTATCCCGTCTGGCCGTGTCCCACGAATCCAGCGTGTACTTGAAGGAATGGATGAAACAGATCGCAAAGAACTTGTCGAAGCGTTAGACGATCACACAATCTCTGCACCAGCAATCAGCAGGGTATTAGAGAAACGTGGAATACACTTAGATACCCATTCAATTAGCAAGTATCGTCGAGGGGAATTCGCTCATGTCATTAAAAGATGAAATAGAGGAGCAATCCCAACCATCTGAGAACGAACGTGCATGGGCAGAGATCACACCTGATGGTGGAGAAATCTCTACCGGTGTGCTGCCGACACCAATCACAACTGACTGGACTTCTGTGCTGGTTGGTTTCGGTTTGGACCCTGCGGTGTTTGAAGTTGTTGACGACACGGTACGAATGTCTAAGTGGCAAACCTCTAAGCGTTTAGAGAACGGTGACAGAGATGTTGCATGGCTGTACTCGTATCGTGCGAGGTTCCGTCGCAGAGTTTCACGGGTGTTACCTGATGAAGATATTGAGGCGTTGCGTAAACGTGTAGGTAACTGGAAGCAACCGAAACGGGCTGTACCTAAACCATCGGAGGAACCACCATCAACGTTCGTAGTGAATTGGGCTGACCTTCAGCTCGGTAAATCTGCTGGCGGTGGTGTCGAGGCAACCGTTGAACGGGTGTTGGAATCATTGGAGAAAACAGTTCAGCAACTCCATGACCTTCGCCGTAAAGGTAGGAACATTCAGAGTGCTGCACTCGTAAACATGGGTGATCCGTTTGAAGGATGCGATGGGAACTATGCAAGCCAGTTGTTTACTGTTGAACTGACACAGCGCGAACAGTTGCTACTTGGTGCAGACCTGTTCAGCAAAGGGATAACCACCCTTGCGTCAATGGTTGATGTCATGGAAATCATTGGCACACTTTGCAACCACGGCGAATGGATGCGACGCAACGGCAAGTCTGTTACCTCTGATTCAGATAACGCTGGAGGGTTCCTGATGGATATGTTGTTCCGAATCTTGGATCATCAGATACCGAACCTTGAATGGACTATCCCACACGATGAGATGGTCACAACCAAAGTGCTATCCGATGTGAAGGTTGCGTTCGCTCACGGTCACAAGATCACCGGCAAAGAAAACGATTGGCTTAACGCACAGTCGATAATGATTCTGCGTGAAGAAGGACGCGAACCTGACCTGTGGATCACCGCACACAAGCATCACCTGCAAGTCACCGATCATGGTGCATATACCCGTATCCAATGCCCGTCAATGGATGGTGGATCAAAATGGTTCGCTGACTCTAAAGGTATTTGGTCCACCCCAGGAACCCTTACCCTGCTGGTGGGCCGCCATGACAAACGGAACTGGTCCGATCTGGAAGTCCTATGACAGACGCACGTTTATGCCTATGCGTATATCGTGGGGTGATCCCCCGACCCCCCGACTGTGGAGAAAAACCCGATGACTTTGACGAATAGAACCGTTGTTTACATCCAATGGGCTGACACCCACCTGTCGGAACCAGGCTGGCTAAACATGGACGACTATGAGGACGACGGTGAATGTCTCGTAGACACCGTAGGGTTCCTCATCCCCGTAGGTGAACCAGGGTCGAAAGAAAAACACATCACCTTATGGCAAACCATTTGCGAAGAAGAAGGCATCCACGCTATACATATCCCCGTGGCGATGGTACGAGAAATGAAAGCGATTGACTTGACATTAACCATGTCACACCCCTAGATTACAAATACAACTGCACAACCATAGGAGGAACAATGCAGAATCTACACACCATACCCAAGCCAACACACGGCAGCCAAGACTGGCTGAACCTACGTTGGGCAAACGAAAAAGGTGAGAAACGAATCACCGCATCAGTAGCCGCAGCAATTCACGGTGAACACAAATACACCACACCAGCTGACCTAGCGGTAGAACTATTGGCAGCAACACCCCCTGTGCCAACAGAACAAAACGATGCGATGCGTCGAGGCACAATCCTTGAAGCCCCACTCATGGGTTGGGCAGGAGAAATCCTCAACGAAACCATCACCGAACCATCAGAGATGTACTGCTACGAAGAAAACGGTGTACGCCTCATGTCCACAATGGATGGTCGTTCACTCTCCGGCAAGTTTTATGAACTCAAAACATATAACAAGCGTTGGACGGGAGAGCTTTCCCGAACCTGGTACTGGCAAGGAGTTCAACAAGCGATATGTACTGGTAGTAACGAAATCTATTGGATCATTTTTGATAGCGACCTCCAACTCCAGTTCCATACACAAACCGTGACTAGCGACGAGAAACAAATCCACATTGAGGCAGCCCGCAAATTCTTGGGGTTCATCGACATGGGCATGATGCCTGACATAGCTGATCCCACCTATGACAACGCCAGTACGCTCTACCCCGAAGGTTATGGAAACACAGTCGTACTCGGCCATGAGGTGTATGCGAGTCTAGAGCGTTTGGCGCAGGCACGTGAGCAGAAGAAGCAGGCTGAAGCAGTTGAGGAACTCATCAAGGGTGAGTTGGCGATGCTGTTGCAGGACGCAGAGTATGGCGCGATTGACGGAACCCAGGTCGTATCGTGGAAGAACAGTTCACGCACCTCGTTTGATACCAAGAAGTTTGAGGCAGAGCATCCTGCATTGGCAGAAAAGTTCAAGAAAACATCAACCTTCCGCACCATGCGGATTATTGCTAAGGGAGCAAAGTAATGAAACTAGAAGAAATCATCAGCAAGTACGGCGTACCTGATCCGAAGATCGTAGGCAAACTCCCACGTGGGGGTCAGAGCCTCGATTTTGTCGGACACGCGGATATCACAAAAATGCTTATCGAAGTTGACAGCGAGTGGACATGGGAACCAGTTGCTTTTGATGCAGACGGTTTGCCTGCTTACCGTGTTGAGAACGGTATGGCACACATGGCTGGATGGATGACCATTCACGGTGTACGTCGCTTGGGTATCGGTTCGGTAATGGCTAACAAGCCCGATCTATTTAAGGAACTCGCGTCCGATTATCTCAGGAACGCGGCCATGCGTTTCGGATTTTGTCTCAGTTTGTGGACTAAGCAAGAGTGGGACGACGTATCGCACACCCCGACCACCTCTGCACCTAAGCCTGCATTAGCACTAAAAGATATGTCAATATCAATATCTAAAGCGTCAGCGACACACAACGATCCGCTTGTATCAATGGACAACATCAAACGTTTCGTTGAGGCTTGCAAAACAGCAGGACTCAACCATGAACACGTTGCCAAGTCAGCAAAGCTTGACCTTGCAGACCTCAAAGAATCACAGATGCCGCAACTTCGTGAAGCGTTTGCCAAAGCAAAAGAGTTGGCAGCACAGTTCAACGACACCGAACCTGAAGTGATGGACGACTTTAACCCTGCGTTTAACACCACCCAAGAAGCAGTAGCAGCAGTAATCAACATGTTCTCTGCCGAAGAAGTGGTAGCAGAATCCAAAGCCAACCATCCAGCCAACGGCACACCACAAATCAAAGAACCTGGCGCACCGGCAACAACGAAACAGATCGGTATGTTCAGGGCTTTGGCATCAAGCAAAGGTATCGGGCAGAAGGCAGAGCAACTATCTATGGCATCAGACTCAACAGGTCGTGTCATCGAATCGTTGGAAGCCCTCACCAAGTCAGAGATTTCTGAACTCATCACCATCCTGAAGGCGTAACTATGGCTGACGACCACCGTTTAGCGGGTAAATGGCCGATCAAGTATGTAGTTGATTATGAAATAGAAGAACTACAGGATGGCTTTTATCACCACGAATTTGTTGATTATCAGGAGTATCTATTTGACCAAGTTCAACAACTTCTCGAATTGAAACCGATGAGCGAAAGTGATTTGCGTTTAGCACAATTCACTGTAGAGATGCTTCGGTTAGGAATTATTGGAGTTCTGAAAAAAACTTTATTTGCTCATCAAATTGAGCAGCAGGTTTGGAGGTGGGACGATGGAACAGAACAGGAAGGGTGACTGTGAAGGAAACAAAGACAAATGCACGATTGATGGATGCCCCAAGTTTGGGACTTTGGGACGTGAAGCTCGTGACGGTAAGCGACGGGTCAAAGGATGTAACGATCCTGTTGCTCGCGGAAAACGATCACGAACTAAAGGTGATAGCAAAGCTCGACGTGCTAGGAAGAAGTTGGGTCTTAGTGCGACAGGTAATGCAGGCTCTCGCCATGAAGAACATTGGGGCGGGTTGTTCCGCGTCGAAGTTAAAGCCGGTGCGCAGGTGGGTCCGATCGCTACTCGTTTCCACCAGGCTCGTTTACAATCTGAAGCATCGAAGTCGTTGGGTGACATACGACCTTTCGCGATGATTGCTATGCCTGATGGCAGTAGTGACGGTATCGTGTTGATGACGTTAGATGAGTTTGCAGAGTTGGTTTCTCTGCTGTAAGCGTAACGATCACATTGAGGGGGCCGTTGCGTGGTAAATACAACGGCGTGGTTGTCCCTGCACACATGTTTTAATCTTTTGGTGTGTGTAGGGTGACACCCTTTATTCGTAAGCAATCCGTAACATTTGCTAAACTTGGAGGACCGATGAGATTACTTTTACGGCTATTTGCCGTTGCTCTAGTAGGGACAATTACCTTCGGCAGTATGGCTCATGCTGCTGAAGCCCCTGCCAACCCTGCCAACTCGTCAGGATCGCCTCTCTCAGAGGCTCTCCGAGCGTCTGACAAGGTTCTGGTACTGCCTGTTGAGGTGGTTCCTGAGGGTGTTCCGGCAGATAAATCGAAGCGTTGCCCCCAATGGGAAGATGAGTTCGCAGCGTTTGGGCTACCCGTGGAAACATTCTCGTACATCGCATACAGGGAAAGTCGATGCAACCCGCTGGCTCACAACAAAACCCTGAACCGTAATGGCTCACAAGATAGGGGCATCCTTCAGATTAACTCGACCTGGGTTTCTGTAACGGCCAAACAATGTGCTTCACAAAGAGGCGACTTGTCGGTACTGTTTAATGTACGGTGCAACCTTGCGGTAGCCCGATACTTATACAGGAACGGCGGGCTAAGGCATTGGAATCTATAGACGAATATCAAGACGACAACGAGGGAGAAGAAATGTCGGCAGCCGAAGATTATTACAGCCTGGTAAACAAACAGTTTGCTTTCGTGGAAGAAGCAGCGTGTCGAGGAGCAGGCCCAAGCCTGTTCTTCTTGGACGAGGAAGAAAAATCAATCAACATTATGAAGCTTGCCCAAGCACGACTGGTTTGTGGTGGTTGCAAAGTACAAAAAGAATGTCTTGACTTTGCGGTGCAAAACAATATAAAGTCAGGTATCTGGGCAGGTACAACACCATTACAGAGGAGAGGGCTACGCCGTGAGTATAGAAACACCAATAGAGTTTGAGTTAGAGCAATACAAGGATCGTGTTGATGC